CATATTCTGAACATCGACTGCCTTGTCTATTAGGCAGGACTGAATGAGATGTGTAATAACAGTTCCTTTTTGAATTAGAGCTCGGGAAGATAATATGTCCTCCTCCTGAGCTGTCATTGCCCTAATTTCAAGAACTTGTTTATTATGAAGCACACTATTTTGCGGATAAACCTTGCCTTCTGAGGGTATTGGTACAACCTCTACTGGCACCTCCCAATTAAATGTATCTTTTGTAACATCTTGGGATTGAATATTGTCTGACACGTTTTTTCTCCTGATACTATCTTATCATTCTTATACAAAGTGAATGAAAAGTAAAATAAAAAGGGGCCTGAATGTTCAGGCCCCTTTTTAATAGTGTGAGTTTTATCGTTTTAGAATTGAAGAACTGCGTTGTCGTATCTTAGAGTTAATGATATTTCTACAGGCGCTTCGTCGTTATCATACGTGAGCGAATTATAGTTGGCCTCTGTTATAAAGGCACCCTTGATATCCCACAATTCTACAACTGTGCCGATTGGATCGAGCATCTTAAGCTGTATGTCTCTCTTGTAAAAGTCTGCATATCCAGCTCTGCCTGATACAGACTCATACTGTGTTCTAATCCATTCCATTACCTGTTGTGCACCGGAAGGCGCAATTGGGTCGTGCAATGTCACAGCCATTGTTCCAAATGTTAGTCTTCCAGCAAGATATCGCTTGGCGTTAATAAACGGTATCGTTGTTTCAGCTATTGTAAATGTGGGTCGTGCCGTTGTCTTCATTAAGAAGGCATCTACTCCTTCCATTGCTAGAACCCAGCGAAACTGTCGCTTGGGCTCAAACTTATTGGGAAGCATGTCGGTGACAGAAAGTGTTTCAGCCATTTATAATTCTCCTAAACATATTTATTCACTTGCGGGTGTTATACAGGATTTTTTTATGCATTGTCAAATGCATCTCCAGCATTGGTTAAGACGAAGTCAAGAGAAACGAATTCTGCAGTTCTTGTGGGCTGCAAGAAGATCTTACCCCTAAGGGTGTTATTCTCAACATCTGTTTGTGTGGTCGTGGTTGCATCAATGACTACCTTAAATCTTTCAACTCCACTCTTCTCCTGAATGCTCTGGAGAATAGGCTGAACTAGAGAGCTAAACTTATCTAGTGTCTCCTGCCTGTTGGGTTCAAATAGCATTTGATTTGCAACTGCTCTGACCTTTCTTCTAACATTAATTAGAAGCCTTCTAACATTAACCCTATCAAGAGCAGATGGAGCTGCCATCAGCGTCTTCTGTCCGAAGACCATCACGCCTGTTCCTGGGAATGCTGTTAGCGGGTTTATGTCAGCGTCATATAAATCATCCATGTTCGACTTATTGAGAGGAACTGAAGATTGAAGCACGTCTGTTAGTGCGCCTCTAGAGAAACCAGCTGGTGCGAACCAGGGGTATCCAATGGCATCATTGAGTGAAAATGCTCCCATGACTGCAACTGATGGGGGACATTGAACATTAGTGAATGTTGTGGGATCTGTTAATACCACATCTGGGAAGTATGCAGCTGCGAATGATGTATCTAGTGCTCTTCCTCTGAATCCCGCGACTGTTGTTCCAACATTTGCTGTGGAGGCAGCTGAGGATGTTATGACAGATGCCATTTCATCTTGCTCCTCTATATCCATTACATACATTGCATCAAATCTATTCTCTACAGTGTCTATTGCATAGTTTGTCACACCCGCAGTTCGAAGACCGGGTATGGCCAGGAGCTTGATATCCACATCTGATTTTGTGCCCATTATATCTAGCGCCTTTCTATAGGCAGCTATTGTAGGACCAGATACCCCGCCCTGTGCAGTAGAATCGTCCATCTCCCTCTTTGCTGCTGCATTGAGTAATCTTGACTTATCTTTGTTGAAAATATTCAGACCATTAAATCCAGACTGAAGGAAGAATGTAAACTTACCAAACTTTCTATTTCCCTGAATCTTCATGTCATTGACATTAAGTGCTCTAGTCTTATTAGATGGATTAGCATTTAATTGAGCACCACCATTTCTAATGTAGGATGCTGTAACCCAATATTCTGGATCTGCGTTAGTATCGGATCCAGTTCTAACCATAACTCTCTCTAAGCTAAAGATATTATTATTGAACTTATCGCAGTCTAATACTGTTCCTGCAGAATCTGCTACGCCGGGATTATTTCCTACTACAACATCTCTATTAGAAGAACCATATTGCGGGAAGAACTTCGTAAATTGTGCAATTGATCTGTCCTGCAGGCCGAGTAGATTCGGCTTAGAGACTGACATCTTCTGCATGAACTGAGTTCCCCAGTAGAGATTAGGAGATGGTCTATCATTGGGAGCTGTTCCGACTGCAATTGTCTGCCTATACGGAACTGGAGGCTGGACTGCCTTTCTCAAAGTCTGCGTTGTTGCAGCTGGGAAGAGATTACCACCAACAGCTGCTGGTGCAAGTGGATTAGTTCCAGACGTTACGAGGTGTGTGTATCCTCTATATCCGAACGGCAGAGCCTCTTTAGGAACCTGTCCATTTCTAAGCTCATTACTCTGCTCAACTCTTATGTAGTTGGATTTAACAGGATGATCTCCTGCTACAACAAGTTTTTGTGACGAAGATGCTTGATCAAAGTCAAAGTAGGAGTACATGTCTCCAATAGCTCTTGCTATAAACTTATCGCTGCTTGGATCGAGAGATAATCCTCTAAATGACTCAACAACCTTCTTTTCAAAATCTGTGTCGCTCCACTGTCTAACAAGCAGATCAAATGTTCCATACTTATCAGTTGTTGATGTTGACGGCTTTAGATTCTCAATTGAGATCTTAATGTGTGTATTACTATAGTCTCCATCGCCTAGAGCGTGAATTCTAACGATATTCCACTTCTTTCCACCAAAGTCCTGTGATACAACAAATGGTGATTTGGGATGGGTAAATCTCTCCTCCCACGACTCGTAGTTGGGAGAGTTAGCATCTCCAGAATCTCTATCTAAAGTTCCAGATGCCAGGAAGGCAATTGGTTCTCCGCCGCCGTCAGCGCCCTTATCCCAAGAGCCGTAGCCATCGGGCAGGGTGTCTTCGACTAAAACGCCTGCTCCTGTAACAACAGCTAGTGCAGGATGAATATCATAGGCTGCATATAGAAGGTGACCCTTCTCCTCAATCTTAAATGGATCTGTATTAAGGACATTTGAAAAATAGCTAGCATCCTCCATGTCGAATGATGCTGTAATAACATTTGGTGCCGCGGAATTATGAATGTGTCCGTTTAGAAGAAGAGTGAACTGCTGTGATCCAATCTCACATGATCCAGAATATGCACCTTGAAGCACTCCGGGCTCTTGGTTAGTTCTCGCTGCTACACCTGCAACAGGCTGTGTTGATCCAGCTGTCCAGTTTCCAGATAGCTGAATGATAACGCCTGAGGGTGCCATTAACACGCCTCTAATAATTGGTACTGCTATATTTGCGTTGGAATCTGCGGTCTGAAGGCCTGAATCACTAAAGATAGGTGATCCAGCAGAGCCTGACATGAAGACTCCCAGGAACATTGTTCTTCCTGGATCTCCGCGATCAACTGCGTTTACGTTTCTACCAACAAGGCCGTTTGCCTGGACCTGCTTGCTACCTACGACGAATCCTGCGTTTGTAACAACTCCCGTGTCTGACGACCTCTGTTTTCCATCTCCAATACCAAGAACTCTTACGTAGGTCAGAGCCTGCGCATGCTTTAGAAACTGCTGGACAGCGAGCGGGCCAAATTTTTGACCATCAGTTGCTCCAAATACTGCAGCAAAGTCGCTATAACTCCCCACTGTTATTGGAACAAATGCCGGACCTTCATTAGAAGTTCCAATCACACCTGCGGGAGTTCCTACAGGCTGTGCAGTTGTTGGGCCAGTGAGATCTATTTCGTTAGTATAAACCCCTGGGCTTCTATAAGTTACCTCAGCCATTTATTTATTCTCCATTGTGCACATGAATATCTATTCCCTACTCAAAGCTTACGCCAGCGTTAGTTATAATAAAGTCTATTGCGATGAATTCAACAGCTCTAGTCGGAACCACAACAACCCTACCATTAAGAATATTATTTTCAACATCCTCCTGCGTATTATTGCTTGCATCCATTACAACCTTGAACTGATCAATTCCCTGTTGACTCTGTACTGTCGCTAGAAGGGGTGTTACCTGTGATACGAACCTTGCTCGTGTCTCAGGAGTGTTAGCTTCAAATACTATNTTCTGAGCCACATCAGAAACAAGTCGCTTAACTTCAAGCAACATTCTTCTAACATTTACTCTATCAAGAGCGCTCTTTGCTAGTTGAAGAGTCTTTTGACCAAATATTACGAATCCAGCATTTGGAAATGTTGCTATTGGGTTAATTCTAACATCATATAGAGTATCTCTATCCNGCTGATTTAACCTTACCTTGACATTTGANACAAAGTCTAGAGCAGCTCTATTAAATCCNGCTGGAGCAAACCACGGATATGCGACATTATCGTTATAGGCNAGNGCTCCAATTACTGCAATAGATGCTGGAACTCTAACTGGCTGATTATTAATCTCATCTGTGATTGTAACATCAGGGAAATAGGTGCCTGAATAATTACTATCTAATGCCCTTCCGTCAAGTGCCTCTGCTGTCTTATCAACATTTGGTGCCGTTGAGCTGTCATCGAATAATCTATTCTGCTGCGCATCGTATGCTGGAAGATCCATTACATAGAATGCCTTGCTATAGTCAGACAACCTAGCTTGAACATAATCTGTTAGAGCACCATCTCTGATTCCTGGAACTAATACTATATTGACACGTGACGCCATTGGATCTGTAAGAATCCTTGAACCAACCCTATAGGATGCAACATAGGCATTGGTCGGACCTACTCCAAAGTCATTCTCAGAACTCAGGCCTATATCTAGCGATCCCACTCCAATCGTTCCGGCAGCCATTCCTCCTGAATCTGAAGATGTGGACCGGTCATCCATTCTTGCCATATCTGTATCAAGAATATTTACTCCATCAAATCCACCATACATAAAGTTTGTGAACTTGGTGTAGGTTGAGAATCTGTTAAAGTAGACTGATGATGTTAGTGCCGCTAGCGAAGCAAATGTTACTCTATTTCTTCCTGCCACAGTATCATACACTGTGTAAGTCTTAGAATTTATACGTCCGTTTCTAATGTAGGCTGTTTCTAGCATATGCTCTTTAGCTGAGCCAGTAATGACGCTATTAGCTGTTATCGATAGATCAGGATTTCCTAGCGAATCCAGGGAAACCGCATTCGATAGTGCAACCTTTGCCATGGTGAATTTATTATTATTAAACGCATCTGCTCCAGATCCCGTAACCTGATTGTCGAGCTTTACTATTCCGGCGAATCTTGCATAATTTCTAAAGAGATCATTAACCTCGCTTGATACATTTGCATCTAGCACAGCATCAGTTAGATCTGCCTCTCTTGGGATTCTAGTAAACTTGGCTCCCCAGTAGAATCTATTATCCACTCTCTCGTCGTCACCTTCTTCTCCAATCCATGTAACTCCAGAGTCCTGGACCTTTCCTCTGGTGCACTTAAATCTAAATGGCACAGGAGGTACGATTGATCCGCTTAGGGTACTCAGATATACATTTCTATCTGGATTAAATGTACTTATTCCCGCAGCTACAGCGCCCGATACGAATGTCATCCTTCTTGAGAGATCATTTCCAGTATCTCCCCTAATTGGAACTGTGGGCCTATCAGTTAGCGTCTCGTTTGTNTTGAGTGCCGGGAATCCTCTGAATCCGAATGGCAGGGCATCCTTGGGAACCTCTCCCTCTTCAAGGGAGAGTGCCATGATAACCCTAACTCTAGACGAGATGTTAGGATACTTGCCTTTCACGAGCACCTTTCTTTCATCATCTTGTTCTGCATCAAAGTTGTAATATGCCTTAAAGTCTCCCACCTTCTTAGCAAGGAAATCATCATCGTTCGGATTAAGCGTGCATAGTGGGTATGATTC